TTACCTGAAGGAAGTGTTGGATTAGATCAAATAATGGCTTTAATGAATAAATAATGGCTTTTGGAGCAAAAAGAATATACCCTATAGATACAAAACCTGGTACAGGTGTTGGGGTAGCTTTACCTTTTAATGCTCCTGGAGTATTTAAAATTACTTATACTACTAAAGAAGCAACAAAAACAAATTTAATTAATTTCTTTTTAACTAATAAAAATGAAAGGTATTTAAATCTCAATTTTGGAGGAAATTTGAGAGCTTTTATTTTCCAACAAATTAGTCAAAATAATTTAGATGGTTTAAAAGAAGATATACAAAATCAATTAGGACTGTATTTTCCTCAAGTAATAGTAGATTCATTAACCATAGATTCATATCCTGATATTAATCAGATAAGTGTTATATTAAAATATAGTATAGCAGATACTGGAATTACCGATTTAGTAGAAATAGCATTTACATAATGGCAACAAAAAAGAAAAACATATCTTACATAAATAAAGATTTTACTGAGTTAAGAGCTAGCTTAGTTGATTATGCTCGTACTTATTTTCCAACAACATATAATGACTTTACAGAAGCATCACCAGGAATGATGTTTATGGAAATGGCTGCTTATGTTGGTGATGTATTATCTTTTTATATGGATAATCAAATCCAAGAAAACTTTTTACAATATGCTCGTCAAACAAATAATTTATATGAATTAGCATATATGTTTGGTTATAAACCAAATGTAACCCAAGTTGCAACTACAGTAATTGATTTCTACCAACAAGTACCAGCTAAAACATCTGGTTCAGAATATATTCCTGATTTTGATTATGCCTTATTTGTTCCTGCTAATTCTACTGTAAGATCAACATCTAATCCAAACATATCTTTTTTAATAGAAGATCCAGTAGATTTCTCAGTTTCAAGTTCGGGTGACCCAACTGAAGTAACAGTATTTTCTGTTGCTGGTAGTAACCCCCAATATTTTCTTTTAAAGAAAACACGTAAATCTATTTCATCAACTATTAATACTACTACTTTTACTTTTGGAGCTCCTCAACAATTTTCAACAGTTAATATAAATGCTAATAATATTGTAGGTATTTTAGATGTAGTTGATAGTAATAACAATAAATGGTATGAAGTAGATTATTTAGCTCAAGATGCTATATATAATTCTATAAAAAATACTAATCCAAACGACCCAAATCTTTCCCAATATTCTGGTGATACCCCCTATTTATTAAAATTAGAACAAGTACAAAGAAGATTTACAACAAGATTTTTAAATTCAGGTTCATTACAACTTCAATTTGGAGCGGGAACAGCAACAGATACTGATGAAGAAATTATTCCAAATCCAAATAATGTTGGATTAGGATTGCCGTTTGAAAAAGATAAATTAACATCCGCTTATGCACCTTCTAATTTTCTTTTTACAAAAACATATGGTATAGCTCCTTCAAATACTATTTTGACGGTTAGATATTTAACAGGAGGAGGAGTTGAAGCCAATGTTCCTTCTAATGATTTAGTTACATTAACAAATTCAAATGTAACATTTTTAAATTTTAACCTAAATTCAGTTACTGCTAATACTATATTTAATTCTTTAGCTGTTACTAATCCTTTAGCAGCAGATGGGGGTGGTGATGGAGATACAACTGAAGAAATTAGACAAAATGCATCTGCAAATTATGCAACACAATTACGTAATGTAACACAAGACGATTATTTAGTAAGAACACTTTCAATGCCTGCTAAGTATGGAGTTGTATCTAAAGCATATATTGAACCCACAAAAGCCCAATCCACCTCAGCAGGTGAATCTCAATCAGTTTTAGATTTATATATTTTATCTTATAATTCTAGTAACCAATTAACACTTGCTTCCCCAGCATTAAAACAAAATGTTACTACTTATCTTTCTCAATACAGAATGGTAAATGATTCTGTAAATATTAAAGATGGATTTATTATTAATATAGGAGTTAATTTTGACGTTATAATTTTACCTAATTACAATAGTAATGAAGTTTTATCTAAATGTATTTTAGCTTTAAAAGATTATTTTGCTATAGATAAATGGCAAATAAATCAACCTATTGTTTTAAGAGATATTTATATATTACTTGATGCTATTGAAGGTATTCAAACAGTAAAAACAATAAATATTACTAATTTAGTAGGAGAAAATTTAGGATATTCACCATATGCCTACGATATAAATGCAGCTACAGCAGCTAATGTTATTTATCCTTCTTTAGATCCTTCTATATTTGAAGTTAAGTATCCAAACCAAGATATTCAAGGAAGAGTAGTACCTTTATAATTAAAAATAAAATGGCAGTATATAAAATATTCCCAACCCAAGACGCAACCCTGTATTCTTTATTTCCTACAATGAATACGGGATTGGATGAAATAGTAGAGGCTACTCTTACTACTTTTGCATATTCAAATCCAAACCCTCAAGCTAGTAGGTTTTTAATTAATTTTTCAGAAAATGAAATTGATAATGTTTTAGAAACTAAAATAGGAATTAGCAGTTCAGCTCAATTATTAAACAATAATTTGTGGAAAGCTAATTTACAATGTTTCGTATCCACTGTTACTGGATTAAATAAAAATACTACAGTTGAATGTTATCCTGTTGCTGGTGGATGGGATATGGGTACTGGAAGATATTTAGATGATCCTATTTCAACTAATGGAACTAGCTGGTATTGGCAAGATTATTCTGGTAGTACTTTATGGCCTACTACGTATGCTTCTTTACCTAATAGAACAGGTTCATATACTGGTTCTGGTACTTCCCAAGCAAATAATGTTTATGCCGGTGGAGGAGTATGGTGGACTGGCTCTAATGTTTCTTATTTTAATTCAAATGCTTATCCTATTAGTGCTTCTGTAACTTTTGGTTTTTATGAAAATAAAGATCTTAATTTTAATATAACAAACGCTATAAGAGCTAGATATACAGGAGCTATTTCTGCTGATGGGTTTATTATTAAACAAGAAACTGAATTTATTTATAATAGAGATATCCAACCTGAATTAAAATATTTTTCAAGAGATACTAATACAATTTATCCTCCTGCTTTGCAATTTAGTTGGAGAGATTATATTTTTAATACAGGTTCATCAACACAAACAATACTAAATACCCTTCCAGCCACAATAAATTTAGCACAAAACCCAGGAGTATTTTATAGTCAAAGTGTAAACAGATTTAGATTAAATGCTAGACCAGAATTTCCACTTCAATTATGGGAAACATCTTCTGTTTATTTAAATAATTTCTATCTACCACAAGAATCTTATTATGCTATTAAAGACTTAGAAACTAATGAATTTGTTGTTGATTTTGATAATTTATTCACTCAAATAAGTGCGGACGCTACTTCAAGTTATTTTGATGTATATATGAATGGTTTAGAACCTGAAAGATATTATACAATTTTAATAAAGTCTAACATAGCAGGTACAACTCAAGTATTTGATGATCAATATTACTTTAAAGTAATCAACGGATAATGGCTGAACAAATAAACTTAAATAAAACTGTTTATAGTAAAAATCAATTTGAAAAGGTTATTGATACTTCCTTTACTCAATTAGTTGAACCTGTACCAACAGTCTCATTAGTAGCTCCAACAATATCCGTAGCTGAATTTTTTCAAAACTATCAACAAATATTCTTCCAAATACCTAAATTTGGAGAATTAAACTCTCATGAGTATCTTATAAAAACGAGTCAAGAATATATCGGAAATGCTAACAATGTTGATAGTGACACTATTCAAGCATTAATTGATGAAATTACTCAATTAAGACAAGAAAATTTAGATTTACAACAACTTATAAATCCCCAATTAACAGGTAGTATATAATGGCAGAAATAGTTACTTTAAATCCCATAGACCCAACAACCTTTGAGTTTCAGGAATACTCTATTTCTGATACCACTCTTATTACTTCATTAACTATAGATACCTCTTTTAATCCAAATACAGATTATTTGGAATATTATATCTATGATTTAAATGGAAATATTATAGAGCAAAATGTAAGTGGTTGGCCTTATTATAAATTAATTGATAATAATGTAGTTTTAGATCCTGTTGATAATTTAAAATTTAGTGGTTTTGAAGAAGGGCAATACAATACTTTATATAATTTTTTAAGTCGTAAACTATTTTCTAGTGATTTAAATACTTACTATATATCTCAAATAAGTTCAGATAGAACAGAAGTAAGATTAGATACTACATCTATTCCAAATGATTTAGTAATAAGCTCTTCTTTAGAACTAATATCTGATATACAGAACGCTACTGGAAGTTATTATGATTTTTATCTAAATTTTGGAAATAATGATTTAGTAATAGCAGTTAATGCTTTATTAGATACTTCAAGTATTGATAATCCTACAGTATTAATTAAATTATATGATCCACTACCTGAAATATTTGATGTTAATAGCCAATGTTGGGTTGTAACTCAAGTATCTCAACCAGTAGCATATAATATTTCTATTACTCAAATTTTTGAACCTGCTGATGAATATTTGTATTTAAAAGGACCTAACTTTAATTTAGCCGTTCAAAATCAAATAAATAATTCAACAGATTATTCAAATTATACTTCTTTATCTCAAACTTCACCAACACTGAGTTCAGGAACAGGAAGTTTAAATTATCAACTAAACAATATTTTAGCTCAAACAGGAATAA